GCGACGCACTCGAAGAGGCCTTTGAAGCTGGACGCCGCTCCGCTGAAACCACCACACCCCAATCCTGAAAGGACACGACCATGGCCATCGCCACCACCGCCGACACGACACGCATCTTTATCGACCGCAGCCGCTTCATCGAGGCCATGAGCGTGACCACGCTGCAGAACCACTTCAATGACCTCAGCCTGAATTCCGAGGTCTTCGAGATGGCGGGACGGGTCGGGATCGACTGCCTCACCTTTGAGTTGGCCGATGTCGTCCCCGTCCTGAAACAGCACGGGCTCATCTGAGCCCGTGTGAAACCCGCAACACGGAGACACTCATGAGCACGCGCGCGCAGATCGCCATCGAAGTCAGGCCCGGGGAATGGGCCCACGTTTACTTCCACTATGATGGCTACCCCGGCCACATGTTGCCCGCACTGGCGCGCTGGACACCCGAAGACATCCTCGCCGCACGCGAGATCCGGCAGGTGCGCGCAGATCAGATCGAGGGGTTTGAGCACCCCCGAAACCCAATCCTCCTGTCGCGCCCGACCTGCCACTTCTGTCATCTCTACATCTGGCAGGACGGCGCTTGGGCCGAGATCATCCCCGACCCCTGCGAAAGGCCCCTGCCATGACGCTGCCTCTCAATTGCCTGCCCGAGGGCGAGACCCTCGCCGATCTCGCTCGCCGCGAGTGTGCCATCGGCTTCGATCTGCGCTTTTGCCGCAGCGTGGCCGTATCCGAGCACGACCGCGACACTGTTACCTGCGACCCGACCGAAGCGGAGTTTGCCACGATTTATGCCCTGACAGATCTGGGCGAGGCCATCGCCATTCATGACATGGGGCTCTCTAGCGCAGGGGCGGACGAGGTGGCCGCCGTCGCCCGCGCGCTGTTTGTCGCCATGATCAACGCACGGCGTGACCCACCCGACGCAGCACAACGACACGAAGCCGAGCAGGCGGCGCTGACCGGTTCCCACCAGGTATATTGATCATAAATCAATGATATTGCTCGTTATTGCCTACACTAAACACCCCATCAGAGCGATTGTGATTACACGAAAACGATGCAACTCACCGAAGGATGACCAAGCCATGACCACACGCCGCGCCACCGACAACTCCAAAGCCCTCGACGCCTTCATGGCCACCAAGGTCCAGATCGACGTCATGCTGGAACGCCTGAAAGCCCTGAGCGATGACCATTTCGAGACCGACCCCGACGAGATCAACTGGGGCGATGTCGGCACCGTGAACCACTATGCCAGCCTGCTGCGCCAGATCACCGACAGCGCCTTCAAGGAGGGCGAGCATGCCGCCTGATCCCGCCCAGCGTAACCAGATCGAACAGGAGCCCGTCATGCCGAAACTCACTGACACCCAGACCATCATCCTGAGCGCCGGGGCCCAACGCCCCGACAACATCGCCCTGCCGCTGCCCAAAGGGCTGCACGGTGCAGCGGCGAAGATGGCCGTCACCAAAATGATCGCACATGGCTGGCTGCAGGAGGTCGACGCCAACCTGCGCCGGGGCGAACCTCTCTGGCGCGAAACCGGCGATGGCCATGGCACCACGCTGGTGGTGACCGATGCGGGGCTGTTGGCCATCGGGATTGAGCCGGTGGTGGCCAGCACGGTGACCAACCTGCGCAATGCCGAGCCGGAGCCGGACCCGCAGCCGACCGCAGCGGAGACGCCGAAACCGGTCACCATCCGCGAAGGGACCAAGCAGGCCCAGATCATTGCGCTGCTGCAGCGCCTTGAGGGTGCAGCGATCACCGAGATCGTGGCGGAGACTGGCTGGATGGCTCATTCGGTACGCGGCATGATCTCCGGGGCGCTGAAAAAGAAGCTTGGCCTTCCCATTGCCTCTGAAAAGGTCGATGGCAGAGGCACAGTGTACAAGCTGGACGCGGCCTGACGCCCTGCGTCACCGCACGGATCAGCTGCGATGTGGACGAGAGCACCAGCGTTCGAAAAGGCGGCGAAGCGTGTAGCTGCGCAGCAATGAGATACCCATGAAGATCGCGCCGATGGCAAGGTTCTCGCCCAAGCTCGGATGCAGCCCGAACCATGGGAACACCACGATCTGGGTCGCCAGCGCCAGCGCATAGCCCACAGCCACATTGGTAATGGCCTCGATCAGCGACATGCGGCGCGACTGGGTCATATCACCGGTCCCAGAATCTGAAATTCCTCTCGGATGACCTTGGCGGTCTCGGTCGCCTGCAATTCATTGAACACGCGCGCTGCAATGCGGCCCACATTCACGATGATGCAGGCGTTCTCGTTTGGCGCGATCAGCAGCTCCTCGTATTCGGTATGGCGCAGGAACTCACACGGGGCCTCAAAGGTGAGGTGGTCGTCACTCGGGCGGATCAGCCAAAGCACGCCGGCGCAATCATCCGGCGCGTCGATCCGACCCTGCAGAAACGGTGACAGGTGTTCTTGCACCAGCCCGAATGCGACAGACGGACCAAAGCCGAGCTTGCGCAGGTCCTGTGCCGCCGCAACCGCCACAACATCTCTCCAGCTATACCAGCGCGCCTTTCCGGGCTTTGGCGTGTCTTCCGGCCGAAAGTCGTTCCGGGATATGGCTTGGTTCAGGTCCGCGCGTGTGATCGGAATGGTCCGTATGAGGTCGGCGTTTCGCCAGATTGGGACGTCGATAATCATTTCTGTCGTGTCTCCCTGCCAATGGTGGTCTCGTTACGATTTTCCAGCTGTGCCTTTCGCCCCGTCGCCATCTCCCACCGCCGCACGGCCACGTCGCAATAAACCGGGTCCAGCTCCATCGCGAAGCAGCGTCGCCCCGCGCGTTCGGCGGCGACGATCTGGGTGCCGGAGCCGCAGAACGGTTCATAGATCAGGTCGTTGGCATCGCTGAACGCTGCCAGCACAGCCTCGACCAATGCCACGGGGAACACCGCTGGGTGCGATCCGGCAGCGCCCAGTCCACCCTTATGGCGCATTATCCGAAACACGCTGTCGGGGATGCGGTGGCTTTGGATCGCGTTGCCGGTGCCGGTCTTGGCGTGAACGGTGCCGTCTGCCCCGCGCAGCCCACCGCCGCCAAGGGTTTCGCCAGCGTGCTTGGACGGGACGGTCTTGTGTGGTTTGCGGGGCGCGCGGTTGAAGTGGAAAATGAACTCGTGCGACGGGGCCAGGCGGCCTTGCCAATCGCCCGGCAGGCCGGGGCCCTGATCCCACACATACCAACCAAAGCGTCGCCAGCCAGAGCTGCGCATCCATTCGACCCATCCTTCCCAATAGGGCAACCATTCGCCATCGCGGTGCACGAGGCCGAGGTTGACCAGAAGCTGGACGTCGTCCGTGACCGGGGCCGCGGTAAACACGCCCTGCATCAGCGCATCCCAATTGCCGAGTTTTTCTTTGGCCGCGCCGTAGGCGCGCTGTTGGGCGTAAGGCGGCGAGGTGAACATCAGCGTCGCTTGCTCGCCCTGCATCAGCTTGGCCACGGCGGCAGGATCGGTAGCATCGCCACAGCACAGCCGGTGTTTGCCCAGCACCCAGATATCGCCCGGTTTGGTGATCGGTTCGGCTGGCGGTTCGGGGATCGCGTCGGCGGCATCGTCGGAAATCTCCGGTCGATCATCGGCGTCGGCCAATAGTGCATACAATTCATCCTCGGGGATCCCGATCAGCCCGAGGTCGAAATCCTCTATCAGCAGCGCCTGCAATTCTTGCAACAGCAAGGCCTCGTCCCAGCCGCCCATCTCGGTCAACTTGTTGTCGGCGATGCGATAGGCCCGGCGCTGCGCCTCGGTCAGATGACCCAGCACGATCACCGGGGCTTCGGGCAGTCCGAGCTGGGCGGCAGCCAGGACACGGCCGTGCCCGGCGATCAACTCGCCATCGGCGGCGACCAGCACTGGCACGGTCCAGCCGAACTCGGCCATGCTGGCGGCGATCTTCGCCACCTGGTCAGCGTCGTGGGTTTTGGCGTTGCGGGCATAGGGCTTCAGTCGTGCGAGGGGCCAGTGTTCGATCCGGCCGGGCAGCAGGGGCACGTTCATGCCGCCAGCCTTTTCGCCTTCAGGTCGGCGAAGGTCTCGCCAGTATCGGCCAGCAGGGCGTTGGCACCGGTGAATTGCTGCCAGCGCTCGATGGCCACATCGACATAGGCAGGGTTCAACTCGATGCCAAAGCACACCCGCCCGGTGGTTTCTGCCGCAATCAGCGTGGTGCCCGATCCCATGAACGGCTCATAAACCGCCTGACCCGGGCTGGAATTGTTCAGGATCGGGCGGCGCATGCATTCGACCGGTTTCTGCGTGCCATGCACGGTGGCCGCGTCCTGGTCCTTGCCGGAGATGTGCCAAAGCGTGGTCTGTTTGCGGTCCCCCGCCCAGTGGCCCTTGCCGGTCTTCTTGACGGCATACCAGCAGGGTTCATGTTGCCAGTGATAATCACCCCGGCTGAGGACAAGGCGGTCCTTGGCCCAGATGATCTGTGACCGGACGGCGAAACCCGCCGCAACCAGGCTCTCGGCCACCTCGCCCGCATGCAGCGCGCCGTGCCAGACATAGGCCACGTCGCCGGGGAACAGCGCCCATGCTTCGCGCCAGTCGGCCCGGTCATCGTTCAGCACCTTGCCGGTTCTTTTGGTCTTCGCGGCCCCCGCCTGGTTGCGCCAGGACGGATCGTATTCCACGCCATAAGGCGGGTCGGTCACCATCAGCAGCGGGCGCACGTCGCCAAGCAATCGCCCGACCACATCGGCGGATGTGCTGTCGCCGCAGATCAGCCGGTGCGATCCAAGCTGCCACAGGTCGCCCGCCACCGACACCGGCGTGACCGGCGGTTCCGGAATGTCATCCTCGCCCTCGACCGCGCCGCCCTCGACCTGATCCGGATCGCGCAACAGGGCGTCCAGATCTTCGTCGGCGATCCCCAGCAGCGACAGGTCGAAATCCTCGGCCAGCAGCCCAGCGATCTCGTCGCGCAACATGGCCTCGTCCCACTCGCCCAGCTCGGTCAGTTTATTGTCGGCGATTCGGTAGGCCCGGCGCTCGGCCTCGTCGAGGTGGCCGAGCCGGATCACCGGTACGTCGGTTAACCCCAGCATGATCGCAGCCAACACCCGGCCATGACCGGCAATCAGCTCACCATCGTCGGCCACCATGCAGGGCACGGTCCAGCCGAACTTGGCCATGCTGGCGGCGATCTTCGCCACCTGATCGTCGCCGTGCATCTTGGCATTGCGGGCATAGGGGCGCAGCCTGTCGAGCGGCCAAGTCTCGATCTGGCTCGGTGCGAAGACCAGGTCCATGGGCGGTTCTCATTTGGGGCAGGGCGGACGTGCCGAAGCGCGCCGGGCAATGCCAGGGACACGATCGGGATCCGCGATGTGGAGGGAAAAGAAAGCGCCCGCGAGGGTTTTCCTCCGGGCGCAATTCTTCGATGATTAATAGGTAGGTCAAGGGGGCTAGAAATGTCAATCCATTTTCTGCCTTGGAATCAACGTGTTCAGAGATGGCCGGAAGCTTCTGGCGGAGAGATGCGTTCCTATGGTGGCTACTGGCGAGGGTGGCTTCCGTCAGGTGGCCGCCCTGGCTTCCGAAAGAAATCCACCTTGCCCACGCTGCGTGCCGGGTAAGTCACTGATAATGAGTCATAATGCCGAGGCGATCTGTGGGGGTGGCTTCCAAGTGGCTTCCCCGGTGAAAAAGCCACGCGCTAGCGAAATGCCGCGCTAAGCCCCCCCGTATACGCTGAAGGTCCGGGAGGAACCATGCCAGGGGGGACTGCGGTCGCTACCGGCCATGAGCGGCCAGCTACTGATGGTGAGGCGCTGCAATGCAGCTTCGCCAAAATGGTCATCCGTGCTTGCTGCGGCATTTTTGACGAGCAGTGTTCGCTTTACGGACATTTCGGTCATTCTAGGAGTACTCGCTTTTACTGGACGCAGACTACCACCGACATTTTAAAGAGCAGGTTGGGCGCGCAGTACTCCCCAGCGTTTAGAGCTCAAGACGAGAATAGCTATCCGAACGCCTTGACACGAGTGCCAATCCCCTGTGTCTGGAGGTCGTAGGAGTGCACCAATGTCCACCAAACTTCGAGTATTTGTTAGCAGCACGATGAGAGATCTAGGTGATGCGCGCCGGGCGGTCATCAAGAGGCTGATTGCGCTTAACTTGGAGCCAGTCAACGCAGAGGGAATGCATCCAGACGGCGGCACGAGCTGGGAGGTTATCCGTTCTGAGATCGATAGTAGCCATCTATTCGTCCTGATTAGCGGGGAGACGTATGGCTGGATACCCGACTCCGGTCCCGGCGCCGGTGAGGGCAGGTCGGTCACTCACATGGAAGTCATGCACGCAAAGACACTCGATCTGCCGATACTGCCGTTCTTCAAGTCTCTGAACTATGATTCGCCTCGTGGTACCCTCGATGCGAACGCCCGCGACAATTTCAGGCGCGAGATCGCAGAGTGGGGAGCTGGTAGGTTTCGGCAGGAATTCAAATGGAGTGATGACCTTGAGCGAGCGGTAGCAGATGCGCTACTCGACCTTTTCCAAGGTTCCGTCCTCAAGGAACTTACATCGCGGACCCGTCCGCAGAGTTTCGCACCAATCACCTCGAGTAATGCCGCTTTAGGTCGTGTATCCATTCCTGCTGGTTTTGTCGGTCATGACCCCGTGCTATTCGTCGGCGCCGGCATTTCAGCGCCTGCGGGATTGCCAACGGCGGCAGTGATGACCGAACTTTTTGGTGCGCGTCTGTCTCTTGGCGTAGATGGCGATCAGCTGCTCGGGCGACATAGGTTCGCCGACGTGGCGGCCGCCTTGGAACTGCGTTACGGTCGAAGAGAACTCGAACGCACGGTGGTCCAAGCTTTCGATATGGCGCAGGGGGTCATCCCGACCCCCGGCCATCTCGCCGCGGTGTCGAGTTTCCGCCACATCGTCACGACAAACTACGACGATTTATTCGAACGTGCCGCAGTTGAGAAAGGTATCCCTCACACGGTGCTCCATTCGAATGGAGCAACACTGGGCGAAGGCACGGATCTGACCATCTTTAAAATAGACGGGTCGATTGCGTGCCCTGGTAGCCTCATAATAACAGAAGACGACGCTGCCCGCGTCCGTGCTAATGGGCCGTATTGGGACACTATCGCGGCCGCGATAGGTGACCGACCCGTGGTGGTCATCGGCCATTCGCTCCGAGACGAAAATGCCCGGAAAGTCCTCAAGCGACGCGGAAACGGAAAAGGTATATATCTGTCCCTCACGCCCAATCCGATGGACGACATAATCCGTGGACGATTTGAACTGATAGGATGTGTTGGTACTGCCGATGACTTCCTACTGTCGTTCGAAAAATCTACCGCACAATGACAGTTCGGATTGTTCTCGACACTTGTGTCTGGCTCAACCTAGCGGGAGACTATCGCAACCTTCCCCTGCTCCACCGCATGGAGAGCACGGTCGACGAGTGCGAGGTCGAGTTCATGGTGCCTGACGTTGTGCAGGCCGAGTTCGAACGCAACAGGGACCGCGTCATGAAGGCCGCCAAAACGAGCCGAAAAGACCATTTCAAGCGCGTGCGAGCGACGATCAAGCAGTTTGGAACTGGCGACACCGCAGCAATTCTTGAAGGTATTCTCGATGTTGAGCAGAAGATGCACATGCACGGGGACGCAGTTGACGAAACGCTGTCCAAGGTCGAAGAAATCATGGCAAAGGCGACCCATTTGGTGCCTTCCGTCATCGCTAGGTCTAGGGCTGCCACCCGTGGCCTGGACCGAGTAGCGCCGTACCACAAGACAGGGATCGCGGACGCCGTAATTCTCGAGACCTACTATGAGATTGTCGAAGAAAGCGCCCACGAAGATCACCGCTTTGCCTTCATCACCAGCAATACGGACGATTTCACTCATGCCAAGGTCGACAAGAGCAAACCTCATCCAGATATCGCTTACTACTTCGACGGCGTACGCTCAGTTTTCGCCACAGACATCGGTGATTATTTTGGCAACCTGATGATAGACTTAGATCCGACAGGAGCTTTTGACGATTTTTACATTCCGGACGATCCGCGTGTATCTTCAGAGATCAACGAGGCAATAGCTTTCCTGTGGGATCAAGTCTGGTACACCCGTCACGTGTACAATATGGAAAAAATCGATAGCGGAGAAATCCAGGTCACCGACGAGATGCCAAAGGACAAGCCATACGATCAAACAAAGATCACCAAAGGCAACCTAGCGACCTTGCGCGCGGCCGGTGAACGGGTGCGCCATAAGTACAACGATCGGCCCGAGGTTCTAGGACCGTTCGAAGATTTCGAATGGGGCATGATCAACGGCAAGTTGAGTGCGCTGAGGTGGGTCATGGGCGAAGAGTGGGACTTCTTGGACACTTGAGGATGGCATTAACACCCTCGACGACACTATCGTCAGCGTGCAAATTGTAGCCAGACTTGTTTCGACCGAAACCGGCCATTGGCACAAGATGCGGCGGACAACTACTTTCCGACCTCCACGTCGATCAATGACCGGAAACGCTGTGCAGAGATCGAGCGGCTGCTTCGGGTCGCTGCCTCACCGGCATCTGTCGGCTTCTAGCCCATTGTGACTTTGTCAACCTGTTCCCCAAGGTCTCACCTTCGGCATAACTGCCGCCACTTCCATCTCCCTTAACATTCGTCCTGCAACCAGCCCATCGCGCACCCAATCCAACGCCCGCCACCAATCCTCATACCCGCGCCGTGCGGCGGCGATCTGTTCCGGATGTGGCCGCCATGTGACCGGACAGGCCCGCACTTCGATTGTACGCCATTTCCCGCTGATCAGTACTCTTTCAGTGCCTACCGCGACGCTGACAGCGCGGTCCCCATGGCGGTTACGCTTAATGTCGACTGGCACGCAACGTGGCACCGCGCCTGGCATCCAGTCGGGCGTTATCCCTGCGCGCGCCATTTCGGCAACGCTGATTGCCATACGGATGCCGCCGAGGCTGCCGGGTATGCCGGCGACAGTGGCGGCGATCACGTCTGCGTCGGCATGGGTGTAACTGCCCATCTTGTGCTGGCCACCATCCACCTTGCAGCCCAGCGCCGCACGTTGCAGCAGAACATATTCGAGGCCAAAGCCGAAGCCCTCTTCCGACACATCCTTCGGCGGCGGCAGTTCCAACTGCGCCTTTTCCACCCGAAACGCCCATTCCAGCGCCGCTTGCACGCCCAGCGCGCGTTTCATCTTCGTGCCGCCGTTGCGGCTAATCCGTCCCTGCATGCTCATGGCCGCAATCTTTCAAACAGGTTCATCTGCGCTGGGCCCTCCGGCCCATCCGTCGGCCGCCAAATCCAAGGGCCCGAGGCCATGGGCAGATGCGAGAGCGCGCCACGCATGTGCTGCTGCCAGCGGATGAACTCCGTTGCCGAGCAGGCGCAGAGCGCGTGCCCGATGGGCCAGCCCATCAGCCATCCGACGAAGAGCGGGTTCAGTCGCCGCCGTGCCCGGCCCTTCAGGATCCGCCGCGAGACGGCGCGCCCATGCGAGGCAATCATTGAAACCCAGAGCGGGCGCGAGATCGGGGCGTGCGGCAAGGACCGTTGCCCACGCATCCCGATCACCGGGTCCGGGTGGGTGAATCCCTGTTCCGCGCGGTAATGCAGGATATCCATCCGGGATTTGCCATCTGCGCGGATCACACTCGCCTCGCTGCTGCCCTTCCAGTTCTGCGCTGCTGGTGTTGGCCATTGCGCAGCCTGTGCTGGCAGGGGTGGCGTTCCGCCCGAGCCATAGCTCTGGCCCGGCCCACCCTTCGCGCCATCGGTCGCTTTCGGTGTCGACCAATTGCTGATGTCCAGCGCCAGAGCCTCGGCCTTGCGGGTGAAGTCGCTGTTGCCCGCTGGATTGTAGTTGGCCGTTCTGGGGTGCAGGCTCATCGGCGTGGGCCAGGATGAAGATGCGGTTTCGCTGGTGCGGCGCGCCGACTTCTGCCGCAGAGAACAGGCCCGTCGCAGGCGTGTAGCCCATCTGCCAAAGCTCTCGCAGGACAGCTTCCAGCCCGAGGCTGACGTGCCCGGGGACGTTCTCAAGGAATACCCATTCGGGTTGGCATTCCCCAATGACGCGAGCGACGTCGGGCCAGAGATGGCGGGGATCGTCGGCACCGCCGCGTTTTCCAGCTGCGCTGAAGGGCTGGCAGGGATATCCGGCGAGGACGATGTCAAAGGCACCGCGAAAGGGTTGGGCATCGAAGCTGCGCAGATCATCCCAGATTGGCGCCGGGGCAAAATACCCGGCGCGCTGGGCGGCAATGAGGACGGCTCGGGGCCATTCCTCCCATTCGACGAAGGCGCGGGTGTGATAGCCGGGTTCGGCGAGCATGAGGCACAGATCCAAGCCTCCGCCGCCTGCGCAGAGGGACAATCCGTGCCGGGGACGTGACACCATGCCATTCACCGCACCCCTCGCATCCGGAGTCGTTCGGGTGTGACGAGGCCGCGCACCAACATCAGATCGCGGATGCTGTTGTTGATCGCGCTGACCGGCAGGAAGCCATCGGCGTTGACCATTTTGGCGTAGAAGGCCGCCTTCTCGTCATCGCTGAGCCGGGGAGGGTCTTCGCACTTGCGCCGCCGTTTCGTCTTCTGGCTCTTGGCGTTCGCAATGGTCGCCTGCGCATCGCGCTGGGCGGCCCGTTCCATGAACCGGTCGAGGGCTTTGGGCCCATCGGGCGGATTGGGATGATCGGCTCGGGTCTCGGTGGCTGTCTCGACGATCCGCTTCTGCGAAAGTCCGAGATCATCGATCCAGCGACGAACATGCGTTCTGGCTGGCCAGCCTTGCCACCAAGCGGGCAGGGTGGCATTGGCGGCAAAGCCCAGTGCAGTCAGCAACTCTGCGAAGAACCGATCAAAATCGGCATCGCGCGCTTGCGCGTCCTCCTCCTCCTTTACTGGTTTACTTAAGGGTTCTCTTACAAGGTTAGTGTCCGGATTTCGGACACGGCTTTGGCCATTTTCCGGACACGGGTCGGGGCAAAATCCGGACACGGCTTGCGCGTCGATCCCGTGTCCTGAATTCGGACACGGACCAGCCTCTGGGAGGGAATCCGGGCCGCAACCGTCTGCCACAGATGGGTTTTCTCTGAGGGCGCTATCCCCGTGTCCGGTTTCCGGACACGGAACCACATCCGCCGGTGTGAAGCCCGGCTCGAAGCACAGGATGTAGCGGGTTGGCAGCTGGCGCTTGGTTGCTGGATCGATGCGGGGAATCCTGCGCAACAGGCCTGCCGCCTCAAGCTGGCCAATATGATCGTTAAGGGTCGAGCGGCTGATTTCACAATCATGCGCGAGCCTGTCCTGCGAGGGAAAACAGCCGTAGTCCGGGTTGAAACGGTCGCAGAGATGCCAGAGCACGATCTTGGTGGTGGGTTTCAACCCGCGTTGCTTGATGGCCCAGTTGGTGGCTTCATGGCTCATGGCACTGCCCTCCGGGTGGGTGGCGCAATGCGCGTGGTAAAGCCGTGGTCGGCCAAAGCGCCCAGCGCGTCGTCAAGGCTACGCACTAGCGCCCAACCGAAGCCCTGCGCCAAAACGGCATCGCGAAACGCTTCCTGTGCGGGGCTGAGCCGGCCCTTGAGGGATTTCAACTCGAGGAACAGCACGCGCCCAGCGCAGAGCACGATCAGATCGGCAAAGCCTGAATGGACGCCCATGCCCACCAGGATCGCTTGGCGTTTTGCGCCGCGGGGGCTGGCCTCGGTCACCTCATTGGCGCAGTGATGAATGATGGTCGAGCGGGGCAGGGCAAAGTGCAGGGTCTGCACCACAGCGCGCTGCAGATCGGCCTCGGGTGTGCCGCGGCGCTTCATGACCGCCCCTCCCGATCTGATCGATTATGATTGGTACGCCCGGGTGATTTTGCATCAAGGACGACCAATAGGATCCGGGCGTCTTCACGCTCGGCAGGCGTCTCCCCATGCTGGACCAGCACGTTGCACGCGAGCCGCAGCAGGTGGTCGGAATGGTTCACAACATCGGCCACGACGATGCGCGCTTCGTGCCGTCGCTCGTCGATCCAGTCCTGGCGAACCTGATCGCGGGCGCTGCGCTTGCGGAAGGGCAGGGGGATGCTCATCGACGGCCTCCCCGACGTGCGCGGCGATTGTCCGCCGCTTCCTGCTCTTCCAGCCATTCGACAACGGCGCTGCGGCGATAATAGATTTTCCGACCCGCGCGAATGCAGGGAGGGCCCCAGCGTTCGGCGGTCCAGCGCCGCAAGGTGCCTTCGGTTACCTCGAGTTCCTGGGCAAGATCGGACCTGCTGATCCAACCGCTCAGCAGGGCGCGCGGCGTTTCCCTGCCTCCTTTAGCGTTCATGATTTCCTGCATGTGAAGTCTCCAGTGTGAGAGCCCGAACGTGGGCAAATGCTGGGTCCAATCACGCACATCGCGAAGGGTGGCAGGGAGGCACGGGGTGGCACGAAACTCGACACCCCCGTGCCACCCCTTGTTTTATTGGCTTTTCGGCAGGTTCTGGTCCGGCGACCACAGCCGTCGCTGCGGCGCAGCAAATTGGTCCGCCGCGTGCTCGCGCGTATTCCTGCGCAAATCGGCGTATTCGCGGGCTTTCGCACGCATTCGCGATCAAACTGGGGGTGGCAACGTGCATAAACGCGTGCCACCCCCATATTTTATTGAAGATTTCTCTGCTTTCGCCCGCTTTTGATGGTGATTCTGGTGCTGAGAGGCGCGTTCGGGTGGAAATCATGATCGGCGAAAGTGGGTGCCGCGTTGGTCAGCATCCGGCCCAGCGCGCAGATTGCCAATAAAATAAGGGGTGGCACGGCACCTGTCTCCGGCGTGCCACCCCGTGCCTCCCTGCCACCCCCAGCGCCATGCTCTGCTTGATAGACGGCCCGATCTACGCGTCATGACAGGGGCAAGAGAGAGGTTTGCTGATGGTGAACAGACAGAAACTGACGGAAGTGATCGTACGCGATGCCGAGCCTGCGGAGGGCCGGGATTACCAGATCTTTGACACAGAGGTGCGCGGCTTTGCCGTTTGCATCTATCGCGGCGGTGGCCGCGCCTTCACGCTCGACTATCGCTATGCGGGTCGGCAGCGCCGCATGACCTTTGGCCGTTGGCCGGAATGGAGCGTGTCGGCGGCGCGCACGCGCGCCAAGGAACTGCGGCGGGACATTGATGCTGGGGGCGATCCTCTGGCGAACCGCGACGCCCTGCGGGAAGCGCCCCGCATCGCAGATCTGATCGCCCGCTACGTCGATGTGCATCTGACGCATCTCGCCAAGCTCAACGCCTCCGATCAGCGATCGATGATGGAGAAGTTCATCACACCAGCTTGGGGCCGGATGCTGGTAACTGAAGTCAGCGCCTATGATGTAGAACTGCTGCTGAACAAGGTCGCGGAGGGGCGCGCACGACCGTCAAAGCAAAAGCCCAACAACCGCGCGCGCAAGTTGCAGGGTGCCAAGCTCACACCCGTCCGCGCCAACCGTGTCGGCGAGGTCGTTCGCAAGATGTTCGCCTATGCCGTCAAATGGGGATGGCGCGACGACAACCCCGCGACGGGGTTTCGCCGCCGGATGGAAACGCCGCGCGAGCGGTATCTCTCGCAAGAGGAAATCGCGTGCCTAGCGACGGCGCTGGATGCGGCGGAGGACGACCGCGCTGCCGGGATCATTCGGCTTTGCATGTTGACCGGTGCCCGGGTGGGGGAAGTGCGACAGGCGCGGTTCGAGGATTTCAACCTCGAGCATCTGTCATGGACCAAGCCCGCCACAACGACAAAGCAGCGCCGCGTGCACCGCGTGCCAATCTCGGACGAGGCGGCGGCCATCGTGCGCCAGCGCCGCCTTGCGGTGGTTTCCGGCTCGCCATGGCTGTTTCCGGGCGACACGCCCGGCCAGCCCGTGCAGGAAATCCGCCGCTTCTGGGCACGGATCCAGAACGAGGTTGCCATCCCCGACGTGCACATCCACGACCTGCGCCACACCTTTGCATCGCTGCTGGTGAGCGGTGGTGCCTCGCTTGAGATGATCGGGAAGTTACTGGGTCATAGTCAAATGCAAACCACCCAGCGGTATGCGCATTTGATGGACTCGCCGTTGCGCGCGGGCGTCGATGCCGTGGCCAACGCCTTCAAGCCCAAGCCACGGCTGGTTCATGACGCAGATCGGCCCGCTGCTGCGGCCAGCCCGCCATCAAGGGCTGGCCAGCGCGCTGGCGCGAAACATCTTACCGTTTCGGGTTCTTGAACTTCACGGCTTTGAGGAACGGGGACAATCGCCGCCGGATCGAGCGCTCGTCTGGAAATTCCCCGGTTTCCGACTGCGCGGCGAACCAGTCCTGCAACTCCCTGATCCATTCGGCCTGGGATTTGGGCAAGCCCTCTTCGAACACCCGGCGCGTGATCTCAACACTCATCCCGGGCCAGTCGTAGTCCCCATCGTCGCCAAGCCCAGCGCCTTCGGCGACACGGCCGAAGAGATTGTTGATGTCCTCAAAACGCTGCACTTCATGGCCAAGGATCATCAGATCGCCGATCGAGACCAGTACGCCCTCCTCGGGGGCGGTGATATAGAGCCAGTCCTCTCCTTCGAGTTGCCGCACACGCCGCAAATACGCTTCTTGCGGACCAGTCCCACAACGCCTGAACATCGGCAAGATATCCGCGGGCTCGATCTGCACCAGCCCAGCGATGCGCACTTCGTCACACGCGATAGGCGGAATGCCCGTAATGAACTTGAGCATCCCCATCGCGGCCCAGCCAGCGATGTCGGAAACCGTGCAGCCCCAGCGTGCAGCGGTTTCGTGAACAGGATAAAAAACACGTTGTGGCAGGCCCATACTCAAATCCTCCTTCAAGGACCGCCGGCCAGATCGAGCAGAGCCTGGCAGCGGGTGTTAAGCTTTTGGCGTCGTTGCTGATCGGCGAAATCACTGAAACAGCGTGATTTTTGATTCGCATTGGCGTAAGACCTGTTTAATCTCCCTATGGGGTAAGTTGCTTACCCCTTGCGCAATCAGAGGGAGAATATTCACCATGTCATTCGCCAAGGCGCAGGACCTGTTCCGATTGGCCGAAATGGCCAAGGCGCGCTACCGAGGCGTAAGCTTGCGCGACATCATGGCGGAGTTTGCCGTCAATGAGCGGACGGCCCGACGCATGGCACGTGCGCTGGAGGACGTGTTTCCCCGGATTGATGTTGTGACGGATGATGAACGCCGCCGCTGGTGGTCCCTGCGCGATGTTGATTACATCCGCCACCGTGGGTTTCGCGACAGTGAACTTGCTGCGCTGGATCTGGCGATCCGCAGGGCTGATCGAGACGGGGCTGCGAACGAGGTCAAATCTCTTACGGAGATGCGCGACCGGCTCCTCGCGTCCGCGCCGCCCACACAAGCTCGGTCGGCCGAAGTGAGTTCCGAGGTCATGCTCGAGGCGAATGGGTTCGCGTGCCGTCCCGGGCCAGCGAGTCAGGCATCACCGTATTATCTGAAGTTATTGTTCGAGGCTTTCATCGCGCCGATGTCAATCCGCATGACGTACCGGAGCGCGCGCGATGACGCACCCCGCGAGCGGGTTGTCGAACCCTATGGCGTCATCCTTGGCACCCGGCATTACCTTGTGGCGCGAGACACGACGCCGGACCGACGGATTCGTCAGTATCGGTTTGATCGGATCAGCGAAATGGCTGTGACGGGGCAGGGCTTCGCGCGCGACCCGAACTTCTGCATCAACGTCCACTGCGCGCAATCGTTCGGGTCATTCTTTTCTGAAGCCGAGCACGGGCCCGTCCGCTGGCGCTTTGCGCCTAGCGCTGCGCCCGTCGCCCGCGACTTCCGGTTCCATCCAAACCAGGTGATGAGCGATTTGCCGGACGGCAGCCTGCTGGTTGAATTCAGCGCGAGCGGATGGGTGGAAATGGCTTGGCACTTGGTTTCATGGGGCAGGGCGGTCGAGGTTCTGGCCCCGCCTGAACTGCGTGTAATTTTGGAGAGGGTGCGGCGTGGCGATGTTGATGTCTTGCCGTGATGGCCAATATCGATGTGCCGACATTGGTAGTTTATACATGAAGGGCGGGGAGCTGCAGTTCGCTGCCGAAGCAAAATCGTGTTGTCTCTTGTGGGCAGCAGACCTTCGAGCCAATGGTGTAGCATTTAGTGCCGTTTTCCTGATGTCATTTAACACGGTTACCAAGCCTGATACGTTCCGGAAAACCGCAAGCGCTTAACAGAGAAGATATTCGAGAGGGTGATTAAATGCAGTTCATTTCTGCGGGGCCAGATATACCGGATGAGCTACTGCAAGCGCAGGAGGAGGGCCGTCTGGTCTTTTTTTGCGGCGCTGGAATTTCTTACCTCGCAGGCCTTCCGGGGTTTAAAGGCCTCGTAGAACAGATTTACAAACACACTGGGACCAGAAGGTCGCCCATCGAGCAGGATGCGTATGATCGTGGCCAGTACGATGCCACGCTCGACTTGCTCGAAAGGCGCCTGCCAGGTCAGCGCTTCGCCGTGCGAAATGCTTTAGCACAATCGCTGAAGCCAAAACTGCGCCGTAGGGGGGCGACAGACACTCATACGGCTTTGCTTCAACTTGCGCGCAGCCGCGAAGGCGCTCTGCGGCTGGTTACCACTAATTTCGATGGCGTGTTTGAAGTAGCGGCGAAACGTGGTGGACAGCAGTTTAATTCATACTCCGCTCCTATGCTGCCTATCCCGAAGAACAGCCGTTGGAATGGGCTGATCTACCTGCATGGTTCGCTGCCCAAAAAAGCTGATGAAGCTGCGCTCAACCGACTTGTAATTACAAGCGGTGACTTCGGCCTAGCCTACCTCACCGAACGATGGGCCGCCCGTTTTGTAAGCGAGTTGTTCCGAAATTACTCGGTCTGCTTCGTTGGTTACAGCATCAATGATCCAGTTTTGCGTTACATGATGGATGCATTGGCCGCTGACCGTATGCTGGGTGAAAGCACCCCACAGGCTTGGGCCCTGGGCGATTGCGAACCTGGGCAGGAGCCTGCGAAGACCATTGAGTGGGAAGCCAAAGGCGTGACGCCTATCCTGTACGAGGTCCCGGTTGGCAGCCTTGACCACTCGGCTCTTCATAAAACTTTGCATGTCTGGTCAGAAACTTATCGAGACGGTGTGCTTGGCAAAGAAAAGGTAGTCGTAACCCACGCGCTTGCACGTCCGTCAGCCAGCACACGCCAAGATGACTTTGTTGGCAGGATGCTATGGGCACTGTCTGACCCATCTGGGCTGCCAGCAAAACGATTCGCCGAGTTTAACCCTGTGCCCTCGCTAGATTGGCTACTCGATGCATTCTCTGATGAGCGTTATCAACAGGCAGATCTTCCTCGCTTCGGCGTGCCAACACTCCTCAAATGCGATAGCAAACTTAAGTTTAGTCTCGTTCGTCGACCGGCGCCTTATCCGCTCGCGCCATCAATGATGTTGGTTTCGGGAGGCATCGAGATTTCGCAATGGGACGACGTGATGTTTCACCTCGCGCGCTGGCTGCTCCGACACTTAAACGACCCAGACTTGATTATCTGGATCGTACAACGGGGCGGTAAGCTTCACGAACGTTGGTCTTTGCTAGTCCAACACGAATTGATGCGCCACAACAGTTTGGAGAGGGAAGGCAAGGTAGCAGAACTGACAATATTCGCGTCAATGCAGCAAACGCGATCCCTGGACCGGTAATGCGAACGCTTTGGCGCTTACTTCTTAACGGTCGGTTAAAATCACCTTGGAGACAGCGCGATCTATACGATTGGAGAAATCGCCTGACGCAACAGGGGATCAGTGCCACTCTTCGAATGGAATTGCGTGATGCTCTGACGCCAAAAGTTAAGCTTTCCAAACGATTTAGATGGGGAGATGAACCCGAACCAAGCGGTGAGCCCTCTAGCGTCGGTCAAATATTGGACTGCAAGTTTGTCTTGGCGGCCGATGATGTGAGCTCAACCCTCCGCGACTTAGCAGACGACAAGTCCTGGCTGGCACTATTACCTCAATTGATTGATGATTTTCGGCAACTGCTGATCGACTGCTTGGATATTATGCAAGAGTTAGGCGAGGCTGACGAGTACAAAGATCGATCAAGCTGGGACCTTTCGTCCATAAGTCCGCACTGGCAAAATCGTGGACTGCGCGGTTGGGTGACTCTGATCGAGCTACTGCGAGACTCATGGTTGGCCGTTCGAAATGAAGACCCCGCCAGAGCCAGTGAGATCGCAAAAACATGGTTTGAGGTTCCGTACCCGACATTCAAACGTTTGGCCTTTTTCGCAGCGGCCCAGAACGACTGTATCCTTTCTGAGCTATGGGTGAATTGGCTCTTGGCGGACGATTCCTGGTGGCTCTGGTCTCCTAGCTTAATGCGTGAGGTGCTCCAGCTTCTTGTACTGCGTGGGGGGGATTTGACCCAACCTGCGCAGAAGAGGCTGGAAATGGCTATCTTGGCCGGCCCTTCTCGCCAAAATTATCGCGATGATCTTGAACCTGAGCAGTGGGCTGACTTGAAGGATCGTTCGGTCTGGCTACGGCTGGCCAAGCTGAGCGCATCCGGCATCGCGCTCGGGGCGGAAGCTTCGCTGCACTTTGAGGATTTGTCGCGCGCGCATTCAGTGTGGGAGTTAGCTCCGAATGAGCGTGATGAGTTCTCGATTTGGACCAGTGGCACCGGCGACCCGGACGACGAAGACCGGCAAGAGATCGATATCGCACCCTCCAAACGTAGCGAACTTGTTCAGTGGTTGAGACAGCCAGTGCCCGACGATTACCATTTCTATGAGGATATGTGGCGGGAAATTTGCCGCACGCGTCTCTCTCTTAGCCTTACCGCGCTCTGTGAACTGGCGCGTGACGGAGAGTGGCCGGAGATCCGTTGGAGGGAAGCGCTTCAATCGTGGAGCGGAGAAGGACTTACCCTGCGATCTTGGCGATACGGCGCTTCGCTGGTGCAAGCCATGCCTGATGATGTGCTAGTGAAGCTCGTTCGCCAGGTAACATGGTGGCTCGAAGCTGTTTCTAAATCGATCAACCAACATGAGGCCATCCTTCTCGAGCTCTGCCGACGCGTACTGGAAATGCACCGTGATGCTGATTCAGGCATTGAGCCGGATGATGAGCAAGCAGATGATCCAATAGGAGCAGCGATCAATCATCCGATTGGGCACGTCACCCAAGCTGTTCTCAATCTCTGGCTCAAGGGCGCGCCAAATGACGACGACCACCTTCCCGACGACATCGAGCGCATTCTCACGCCAATATGCGATGTTGATGTGGATCAATTCCGTCATGGTAGAGTGTTGCTGGGCGCGCGATCCATTGCGCTTTTCCGTGTGGATAGGCCATGGGCCGAACAAAGGTTGCTGCCGCTATTTGATTGGGACGCCTCACCGGCGCAGGCAAGGGCTGTGTGGAGTGGGTTCCTTTGGTCGCCCCGTTTATATTGGCCTTTGTTGAACGCACTCAAACCACAGTTCCTCAGTACTGCTCAGCATTACGCAGTATTGGGCGCACAGGCCAAGCAGCTAGCTGCCTTTCTGACGTATGCGTCGCTAGAGCCCAATCAGAACTTCTCTAGGGAGGAGTTCAGTGCCGTTATTGCGTTGTTGCCGCAGGAGGGGCTTGAGGTGGGGGCAGACGCGCTAGCGCAAGCTCTTGAAGGAGCGGGCGATCAGCGAAAGGAATACTGGAAAAATCGCATCCTGCCGTTCTGGCAGCACGTATGGCCGAAATCGCGCGACCTTGTCACTGAGGGGATCGCAGAAGACCTCGCTCGGCTCAGCATTGCGGCCGGATCAGAGTTTCCAGAAGCACTGAAAACCGTCGAGGATTGGCTGGTCCCAATCCGACACCCACACTCCGTTATGCATCGATTGCACGAGAGCGGACTGTGCAGTCAGTTTCCGGAGGATGCCCTGAGGTTTCTTGGTATCATCATCAAGGATCAGCCATACCTTTCCGATGAGTTCAGGCAATGTTTGAGTTCAATAGCGCAGACGAGGCCAGCGTTGACAGAAGACCCCCAACTCAGGAGGCTAAATGAACACGCTCGACGCTTGGGAATATGAGTCTGAGAAATGGTGCGCTGCGTACCAAACGACCGCTTCGGTAAAGCAGTTGTGCGGCGTTGGAGGGGCAGTCATTGTCCGCAAAGGGCCGGGCTGCGTCGAAATTGGTCGGACGCTTAGTCGGATGGTTGAGCCTCCGTCGCAGCCTCGACCACCCGAATGGTCTCGTTCACTTGCCCCAGCCCTCGAACATGCGCTTTGCGCCAGCTCGCCCCCCTTGCTGTCCGCATGTAATGCCCTCGAACCCGATGGGCCCGACGTCGGGCACCGCCGACACCGCCCTCCTCGTCGTCAACCGCCTGTAGGTGCAGCCGCCCCTGGGCGTTTACCCGGATCTTGGTTACGACCTGCGGTGCCCCAGCGGAAAGCGCCCCCTCCCGCTCCATCCGCCGCCGTTCCGGGCGTGAGAACATCGACTCATCTTCCACATCAAGAGGCCCACCCTTCGCAGCGATTAAGTGCATTGCCCCGACCGCGTTCAGGATTGTCCAGCCAGTCTGCGGGAATGCCTCACCGAAAAACTGGCTGACTCGTTCATCCTGGGTTCCCTCAAAACCGTTGATGAACCGAGGAGAGGTGAACGGATCGGCCCGCATATCGAGCTTTGCATCAGCGTCCACCGTCAGGAATAGCAGGGGCTCAATCAACGGCTTACCCATTTGCCGGTGAAAACTGCAGACAAGAATTTTGCCGCCAATCTTCTGAATCAGAACACCGGATCCGTTCCGCGACCCGCCGATATCCTCCTCAAACTCCATCCAGACCGAGTCAAACGGCAGCGGTGCTTCGACGAGCAGCGGTCCGAAATCCTCGACAAGCTTGACGCCGGACTGGACAGTGGCGATCAGGTCGAGCGCAGCTGGTTCAATGACGAACGATGTGGCACGATAGGCCAGATCACGGACCATCTTGACCCGCCGGTAACGCTCCTCCTGAGCATCGCTGCGGAGCTTCATGAAAAACGGGTCCGACTCCGGGTCCGCCAAATGCCTGTCGTAGGTCTCTCTGACCATTTTAAGAAGCACGGACCATCTCTCCTACAATTGCAGTATCGCACTTCGGCGCGACGCTTCGCCAAAAGCATCCCCTGAATGGCCTGAGTATTTCAAGCGCCAAACTGTCAGTCAAGCAATCCTGTGGATGCTATCTGACCTCTGATCCGGCATTTAACATGCCGAAGGCCCGTAAGTTTTGCTGCGGCACCGCTTGGACGGCCGCTAGGGGAAATGCGGCCACACAGCACTAATAGACCTCGATCGGCAGGAATGGGCCGTTCGCGATCATCATCCAGCGGGGCAAGGATATTGTCTACATCAACGCCACATCAACCCGCGAATGCGCGTTTCGCGCTGTGTTTGCAGCCGAATGCGCGTGAATGTCGGTGAATGCGGTGTGGGAAAATCCGTGAAATCAAAGCCTTATCACTTAAGGCGCTGATTTAATTAACTTATTTTAATTGCTTGATTATAGGCTCATAACCTGAAGGTCGTAGGTTCAAATCCTACCCCCGCAACCAAAATATCTAACCATTACAAACACTTAAAGCCCGATAAAAACACTTGTGTATAAGCACTCCCGTTTTACGTCAACGCCACGTCAACGTTTGACAAGCCCCCTGAAAACAGCGGGGGCCTTTTTGATTCTGGTACGATCAGCAGCAGCGTTGCATCCGCCACCGTTGAAACCATCCTTCGCAACTGTCACATGGCTAAGTCATACCACGGAGGCGCAGATGACCGTCAAAACCACCCTCAGCTTTACCGACCGCCATCACCACTTCGTCGCGGAAAAGGTAGGGCAGGGCGTGTTCGCTATCCAGAGCGCAGCAGTTGCAGCCGCCCTTGAGCAGATCCGGTACAATAAAGTCATTAACGAATACGACTTCCCACCGCTTGAGGTGCTGCACTACGTTCTGATCACCCTCCGTCTGGGGCGGCACTTCAAAGGCGAGTTCAAGCTGACCAAGCGCGGTGCGGAACTGGCCCAGGCGCCGGGCAAGCTGTTTGCCGAGTTGATCCCTTTCTTTGTCCTGAAACTCGACCATGCCTCCTATGCCCGCTTTGAAGAGCGCCCATTCGGAAAATGGGATGTCTGGATGAACGTGATCAACGTCGAGGCTAACCTCGGCACAACCGAACGCGCGCTGTTCGCGGCCTTCTATGGCCAAGAGCATGATTGGGATAATGCCGGATGGCGAGAGATGGCCGCCTTCTCGTCCTGCGCCTTGCACCCGCTCGAGTGGGCAGGGCTGCTTATCCAGACCCGTGAAGAGCGCGACGGCAAGCACGTGCACCACGTCTTCAAGACGCCGCTGTGGCGCAGCGCACTCAAACTGGACACCGATGATATGTTGCAGCCCGTGAAGGTTCAGTAACCTTCCGACAAGAGCGGGCGTTCGCGATTGATGCAGCAAAGGTCTCAAATGAGCCCATTTTACCTGATGCTGCACTTTCTTAAATGTCTGGTTCACGACGGAGACCCGCTCGCCATTCCCGCAATCATCGCACCGAGTGCGACAAGATGGACCAGCATCAACGCCCTGTCATTCCACAACACGCCAACAGCAAACCACCCTAATACGCCGATCAGAAACAGATAGAGGTTCCATGGTGTCCATCCGAACCTTGTAGCGGTGTAGCCCATGATCTGGATGATCGATGCGCCCCATTTGACCGCAAACACCCCGCGGTCAAATCGTGGACGCTCGATGACAACATCAGACGGCACGGGTCAGACCTCCGTCGATCCGCAGGTTTTGGCCAGTTATGTAGCCGCCACCTTCGGAAGCCAGCAGCGAAATCACCGAGGATACCTCTTTCGCCCGCCCATAGCGCCCCATCGGAATGCGGGCCTTGCGATCTTCGGTTTCCGGAAGGCTATCAATGAACCCCGGCAGGACATTGTTCATGCGAATATTGTCGGCGGCATATTTATCGGAAAATAGCTTTGTGAAAGCAGCAAGGCCCGCCCGGAAGACGCCCGAGGTCGGGAAGAGTGGATCAGGCTCGAAGGCGGCAAATGTCGAGATGTTGATGATGGTGCCGCCGCCCTGCGCCTGCATGACAGGCGTAATAAGGCGTGTCGGACGGATGACGTTCATCAGGTAGACTTCCATGCCCTTGTGCCAATCATCATCCGAAATCTGCAACAACGGCCCTTTGGGGCCATGGCCCGCGGAGTTGATCAGGGCGTCCACACGGCCCCAACGGTCCACAGCACCCTGCACCAATGCAAACAGGTCATCGGAGTTGGTGTTGGAGCCAGTGACACCAAAGCCGCCCAGCTCAACGCCAAGCGCCTCGCCTTTCCCTGACGAAGAGAGAATGCCCACTTTGAAACCATCTGCGGCCAATCGACGGGCGGCATCTGCGCCCATGCCACTTCCGCCTGCGGTGATGAGCGCTACTTTTTCTACCGACATTATTCTCTCCATTTCGACTTTAGCATAGCAATATTACATTTCTTTCGATATAGCCCCTGAGAATTGATGCTTCATGCCTGTAGGAATACTATCGCCAAATGTCGCAACTTCCTCCGCTCAACGGGCTACGCGCATTTGAAGTGGCTGGTAGGTTTCTGAACTTCCGTGCTGCTGCGGGTGCACTCGGCGTCACTCAAGGGGCCGTCGCCCAACACGTTCGCCAGCTTGAGGCGCATCTGGGCATGCCATTGTTTGAAAGACTGCCGAAAGGGCTGGCCTTCACTTCGGCGGGGCGAAGTTATCACGTGAATGTTGCCGCCGCGTTCGACGCACTTCGCAGTGCGACCGATCAACTAAAGCCAGAACCCGGCAAAGTCCTTGTGAGCGTCACGCCAACATTCGCGGCAAAATGGTTGATCCCCAACTTGCCTGAGTTTTCGGCCAGGCACCCTGAGATCGACCTACGCATTCTGGCAACAGAAAAGGTCTCAAGCTTTCACGGCGACGGTATTGATCTAGCTGTCAGGCAGGGCAGGCCGCCATTTGGTGCCTCCCTCGACGCTCACCTGTTGTTTCGTCAGGAGGTTATCGCAGTCGCAGCATCAAGCCTTGTTTACGGGCACACTTTGCCTGTCAGTGCTCAGGTCATGTCGTCTATGCCCAAGCTTCACGACTCGCATGATCTCTGGTCGGAATTTCTGGGATTGTTGAATATCGAGGACAAAGGAGGTCGTGGACTGCGCCTTAGTCAAACGTCCTTGGCCGTGGATGCTGCACTTTCTGGTCAGGGCGTGGCTCTGGTAAGCCGATTTCTTGTGGCTGCGGAACTTGAGGCCAAGCGATTGATCCAGATTACACCACATACCCTGTTCGGCGAACAGGAATTCTACCTGCTCGCGACGCGAAAACCCAAGCTGAACGCCGCGACAAATGCAGTGGTGGCGTGGTTTTTAGAACGAGCTGAAAGGTAGTCCCTTTCTGACTGTGCCAAAGGAAAACTGCCAATTGCAGACATTGGAGCAGTCGCAGCGAATTCAGACTTTGTCCGCAGTGCGGTCACTCAAGCTGAATGCCCTGAATAACCGCGCCGCTGCAACTGGTCCTATCGCGCCCGCTTATCCGTAACCGACCAGACCACCGACCCAATGGTCAGCAGCGCGCCGATCACCGGTTCGATATCAGAGGCTTCGACATATCCCTTGGCGACCAGCGCGGTGCCAGCGACGGTCAGAATTTGGCGCAGCAGCGCCAGGATTGCAGGTTTCAGCATGGTTTTCTCCTGTTCGGGTTTCATTGGTGGTTGCGAGGTATTCGCCCGGCTTCATCGTTGGCAGACGCTGCGGGCGGGGCGGAAACGTTGCGGGCCAACGCGCGCCGAGCAGGCGTGACTTGGCGATCCGCGCGATGGTGACGGCATCGGATTGGTTGCCACCCAACACGTAGAAATGCATGTCGTCCTGACCGATCGCGAAATCGACGTGGCCACCGGACCCGCGCTCGAAGATCAGCACGGCGCCAGTGATCGGTTGCACCCCGCGGCCAAAGAGCAGCCAATTCCGGGCCCAGTAGGGATTGGTGCCCAACGCGCCAAGCAGCGGTTCGTCAGGCAGCCCGATACGGATGCAGGTTTCCACGAAATCCCCACACCACGGGTTCTTCGACGGATCGCCCAGGGACCGGCCATCACGTTTCAGCCAATCCATTAGCCAGGAGCGGTCACGGGCCTCATGGCGGCCCAACGCTGACTTCGCCTCAGTGATCCAGGGCAGCGGGCCGGGCGGTGCCACGGATGCCGCGCGGCCGTTCGCCGCCAGAAGCGCTTTCAACGCGCGGGCGGTGCGCAGACCCCAGAGGCCATCAATGGCGCCGGGAGAATGGCCAAGTTTATCAAGGCCGCTCTGGATCAGGCGGAGGGGTTCACGTGTATCTGTGGGCATGGGAAGGCTCCTTTCGCCCGTCGCCGGGCATGAAAAAACCCGCCTTGTGGGCGGGTCTGGTTGGATCGGGCTTGCTGGCGGGGTGATCAGTCGGTTTGGCCGCGTTGGAAAGCTTCAAACTTCAAATCGGGGATGGCGCGGGTGTCAGCCACCCGAGCCAAAGATTTTTATCTTCAGCGCGATGCCTGCGAGCAGCGCCAAGATGATGCCTGTGGTGATGAGTTGAACCGCGCTTTGAACGGCGGTGCGGCGCACAAAGCGGATGGCATCGAGGAGGGCGCGCAGATCCCGGATATCGAGGGCGGCTTCCTTGCCATCGAGCCCGACATCGGCAAGCGCGCGCTTTGCGCCTTCTTCTGCCGCCCGGGCCAGCAATTCCTCAAATTCGACATCGGGCATGCGGACGTGGTTCTCACCGGAGCGATGCGGGCTCATGCCGAGACGATCCGGACTTCGCTTGGGAGCGTGAGGCTGGTCCAGGCGCTGTTGTCGGCAGGGTTCACCGCCCAACTGGAATAGAATGCCTTTGGCGCGACCATCGGCACGGTCAGGGGCGGCGCGTCATAGTTCACGCCGCCTAGGCGCAAGAACCCGGCGGTGGCATCGGGTCCGTCCGTGCCGCCTTGGGCGATCTGCTTGAGATGCAAGCCCGCGATGGCCGAGACCGACGCGGGCCCCGTCGGGCCGGTGAGCGAGAACGACATGCGCTGGCCCGCGGAATTGCTGGCAACCCGGGTGGCGATGTCGCTGTCCTTCAGCGCATCGATGCTGCCGATCATCTGGTTGAAACTGGCGATGGCGTTCGGGCTGCGGCGCACGAACCGCCGTCCGATAGTTGAGACCCCGTCTAGCGCGGCAATATGGGCGTAATACCAGGTGCGTGTCGAGGAGGCGCCGTGAAGGGCCGTATTGGCAAAGAGGATATGCCGCGGCTTGCCCTCGGCGCTTGTATTGGCTGCCGTGGCCGCCGTCTGCAGCACGCCTTCGACATAGAACTCGACGGTGATCTCGGCGCCGACCGACAGGCGAACGTCGATCCATTGCGGCTGACCGTTCGGCGCCAGGTAACTCGAGCTGCCCTGTACGCTGGTGTCGCCTGAGGCGATGGCGTGATAGCGATTGGTCGAGGTGATCGGCTTGATCTGGGCGATCATCACGTTGTTCGCGTCATAAAACTCCAGAAAGCTCGTCTCGGACCGGGAGATGCTGTTGGCGTCGGTGTTGGGCGGCACATAGCGAAACCCGAGCCAAAGATCCCCCAGGGGCTCAGCGACGGCGATAGAAAAGGGTGCTGAATAGGTGCTCCCGCCAACATGCCGGATGGCGTTTATGTCGAGGGTGGCATCGAACCCTCCGGCCGTGGTGCTCAGCAGCCCCGAGATACCGGCGATGTCAGTGGGCTGGTGGCCCAGATGCAGGATGTAACTCATAGCAATTCCACTTCGATATAGAGGGCGGTATGGGTGGCGGTCAGGGCTTTGCCGCCACCAATAACGAGCCAGGCGTCAAACTCACCAACGCTGAGATCCTTGTCCCAGCCGAACTCAAAGAAGACGTCGGCCTCAAAGATTGAGAGATCGGGGTCCGCAAAACCCAGCGCGCGCGCGACGGGCGGGACGGGATAGCTGAACTGCGAGGGCAATGAGCGCAGCGTGCCGCCATCACCGGAATTGCGGCCCTGGATTTGCGGATAAAAGGCGGTGCTGCCGCCTGCGGTCCAAGTGGCAGCACCACTCACCGGATCGCTGTGCCAGATGCCGTTCTTGCCTGTCCAGAGGCTGGCTGTGGCCGGATCGAGAATAAACATCAGCACATCGCCGCTGCCATGGGATGGCAGACCGGTCATGCGCTGGGAGGATGCTGTAGTATCGGAGGACCAGAGCGTGCCGTTGCCGCGCCAACCGATAGAGCCCAGCGTGATCGGGTTGTTGCCAGCATTGAACTCTTCGCGCTGTTCGGCCGAGACGACGCCGAAATAACCGTCGAATGCGGCGGCGCCGCCTGGGGCGCATAGCACCTCCCAATAGCGCCGCCCGTCCGAGGGCAGGATCGCCTTGGCGGTTGGCACCCAGCGCTGGTAGTTGGTCCCGCCCGAGGTGTTGACGGCGGTTTGGTTGTCATTCGAGAGCGTGTAGCCTGCAGGGCGACGGGTGACGTCCAGTTGCCAGATGCTGCCAATATCGAGCGGGGGGCCTGCACCGGCAGCACTTTGCTCCAAGATCGCTGCGCGCAGCATCAGGCGGCTCATGCGACGGATCCGGCCAAGGCGCCTTGAATGATCCAGGCATCTACCCCGCGTTTGGTCAATGCCGCCCCCGCCCATTGGCCGGTCAACGCCACCGATCCGCCTAAGGTGCCATTTAGCGAGACGCCCGATGCGATCGTGATCGTTGCCGCCCCGGTCCCCACTTGCGTGATGTTGATCAGAGTGCCGATCTCGAACGGCACGCTCACCTCGGCGGGGATTGTCACGGCGACGGCGGAGGAGCCGGTGGCCTCAATGATGCTGCCGGTGTCGCTTATTTCCAGCGTATGCGCCGTGGCCGTTAAGGTGCGGATCGTCACAATGCCGGGGCGCTGCACCTCAATCCATGCCCCGGCGCTGAAGCGCACATGGCGCGCCTCGTCGGCGATCCAGACTTGCCAGTCGTCCTGCGGCGGCAGAAAGACCCAGGCCGGGGTTCCTGCGATCTCATCCCAGAGTGCGATGGTATTGGCATTGGCACCGGCTGCGGCGGGCACGATCAGAACCTGGCCTGCGCTGCCAGTGGTGGGCAGCGGCGTGCTGCGCGATGCAGCGCGCGCCTGGATAAGTGCCGAGAGGCGCCGCAGGTCCTCGCTGACGCTGGTGCCCCAATTGCGTTGACCGGGATCGTAAAAGGCGCGCAGCCCCAATCCGGGCATGATCCGTTCCGGCATGCTCGTCCTCGTTCGTTGTGGTTTTGGTAAATGTGACAGTGGCTATACTTAGGCGCCCCAGAGAAAGCCCCAGCCCCGATCCCACCCGGCGGCAATGGGGGCCGTCAGGCGAAACCATCTGGCTTCCCGATCCGAGAGCCAGGCGCCCTCAACAAGGCGCACAGATCGCACGGCCACATTGATCTCGGCGGTACGGTAGGGGGCGCCAGTCTCAGAAATATCATCCGGAGCAAGGGTCCAACTGCTGGTAAGACCCGCATCAATCACGATGCCCGCAGGCAGAATGGCTATGCCGGTGTCCGGGTCGATCCATCGGACCTCGATGCTGTAGCGCACCCTTGGCTCTGGCCCGATGGAAGCGGCCGTGTGATCGGTGATCACCGGGCTGGTCTGGGTTAGCCGGTCGCGATGCGCCCAGCTGAGCAGCAGATCACCTATGATCAGCGCATCCACATTGGGGGTGTAGCTGCCATTGCCCTGCACGCGGCCGGGCGGCAAGGGCCGGATCGCGCGGCGGTCCAGCGTGAGGATGTCTTCGGGTGCCAGCGCAAAGGCCAGTGTTCCGCGCCCGGTCTCGGGCAACAGCCGTGCGGCCAGCGTCTCGCCAGCGGCCCATGCGTCTTCGGTGATCCGGGCCACCTCGTCAAAGAAGATGACGGGCGTTCCGGCCGCATGCGCGCGCGGAACAGTGTCGAGGCATCCGCGCCCAACTGTGATCGCCGTGGCCGTGATCCCGTCGACCCGAACAAGTTCCCCGCCTAAGGCGGCCAGCGTGCCGATGCCAACCTCACCGATATCGCGTCAGCCGGTCACTGCGATCACGCGCACCTCTGGATCATCGGGCTGGTCCGCGGCCAGCAGGGCCGTGGGCGCGAAGGCGACCACACCTTCCTGCGCAGGGCCAGTGCCGGAATTGACCCACAGCTCGGCAGCCAATGCGTCCGCACTTGGGCGCTCGCCAGTGGCTATCAGCGCGCCTGCACCGGGATCCTCGCCAAGGATGCGGTCGACCTCGCTATGGCCCAACTCGCGTACCAAGAGCCAGTAAGGGGCTTCCTCGACCATGCGGCGTGCCAATGTGCGCGGCGGGGCGGCGACACCGCTGCCGCTTGGTTGTCGTCCGCCCGCGATTGCGGTTGCACCCAGCGCAAAGACATCCTCGGCGATCTTGAGCCGGATGCCATTGTCGCGCCCGTCGCCCTGTCGATCTCGGAAATGCGCATAACAACATCCGCAATCCCGCGGCGCGCCGAGTTGACCAGGATCACATCGCCCGGCCCAAGGCTCGCACCCTCGCGATTGATGACAATCTCACCCGCCAGCAGCGGGGCGGAGAGCGCGCGCAGGTCGCGTTCGGCGACGCGTACGGCCAGCCCCTGATAGCGGATGCCTGGGTAATCAAGCGTGGTGGCCAGCACTTCGCCCATGGCCTGCACCCGGGCGGTATCGGTAACGCTGACAGCGCCGGTGTCGTCGGTCCAGGCATCGGTAAACCTGACGGTGACGCTGTTGACCAGATCGGCAGGCGAGCGGCGCCCGAGGCGGCCCCAATCGACCACATTGGTCTCGTCGAACACAGGGATACTGGCCACCGCATAATCGGCCCGGACGAGCTTTAATTCCCAAAGCCCGCTGCGCCGGTCGATGAACAGCGTGGCATCAATATGATCTAGAATGCTGCCAATGAACGCATCAATGGAGCTGTCTTGCTGCCAGATCAGCGACAGCCCGAATCCTTCGGTGTAGAGCGCATCCGCAGCCCCCGTGAAACTCACCCCGATCTCGACCGTGGAATAGCCCAGACCCCAATCGCGGTTGGTCAGGCATTCTCGGATGATATGGGCCGGGTTCATGTCCGGCCCATTGCCAAACGCCCCGCGCAAGGAGGCCACTAGCGCTTGCGGATTGCCGGGCGGGATGACCGGCACGCCGTCAACGGGCGTGTTGTCGATGCGTGCGGTGTAGGTCGTGTTCGTGAGCGCGATGTTAAAGCCGAAGATGTCGGTGGGGGGCAGGGTGCGGATGAGGACGAGGGCTGCCTCGACGGAAGAGGTGGGCGAGGGTTCGCCGTCAGTCACAAAAATCACGATCCGGCGCTTGGAACCGCCACCTGCGAAGAAGGCGCTGGCATCTGTGAACGCCGCATCAAAGCTGGTGCCATCCGAGGTGGTATTGGGCAGCGCCAGCATCCAGCTCTCGAGGGCCGCGTAATCCTCCGAGCCCATGCCGCGCCGTTCAACCGATCCGGCGACGGCAACGTTCCAGAGCACAATGCGGATGTCATTGGGCAGGTCGGGATCGACACTGGCGCCAATCTCGCGGATCAGGGCTGCCACGCCTGCCTTCTGGGCTGCCATGCGGGTGCCCGACATTGAGCCCGAGACGTCGAGGGCAATGTAGATCGCGGCATCCGAGATATTCGCCTCTGGGACGATGGCGGCCTTCTCTGGGTACCATTGCGGTGAACCTGCCTCGCCTGTCAGCACCCGGGTGAAGCGGACGGCCCAGGGTTTGAGGTAGGGGTTGATGCCAAGATAGGCTTGGCGCAACACCAGACTGCAAAGCCCACGGTAGGTGGGTACATCGCCGCCCATGCGCGCGGCGAGATAGTCGTTCGGGCCCTGGCCGGGACCGCCCATCAAGACATCGACATCGCCGACAATACCGCCCTCGCGGCTTTCGCCTCCGAAGAGATCGGGTTTATCGATGCGGATACGTCCGCCGCCAGCCCCTGCGTTGCTGGTCCCTGTCGTGGCCTCAAACACCACGACCGATTGTGCGGGCAGGCTCAAGGCTTCGGGAAGGACGGTCCAGCGCGTTATGTTGGTCGCGGCATCATAGGCAACGCTTTGCAGCGTGATGGTCTGGCTGGAGCCGTTCGCTAGGGCGAGGCGGTAATCCCGCCCGACGCGCACGCCTGCGCGCATCCACGGGAAAGTGATCGTAGCACCACTGTCGCCTGCCAAAGCTTCCGTTGCGGATAGGCCTGCAACGGTGCCGATCCGGGTCTCGACGGCGGCGCCACCGCCGCTGAAGTTGCCGCCCGTCGTGACAGACCAGGCCGTGCGGCGATCGACGAGGATCTCGCGGATCGCATCCACCGGTCCGTGGCAAAGCGCGAGATGCACGCCCAGCGAATAGCGATAGCCGACGGTTTGAGACTTGCTACTTCCGCCCACCCTGCGCCTCCGGACGTCCTGACACCAACCCTGCCGCGATCCGTGTCTTGGCCTCTTGGATTACGGGTTCGATCAGCGCATCGCCGGTGCTGTGCAATCGCTCGGACGCGATGCCGTGATCGAGGAACTCTTGCCAATCAAAGCCATGCCTTTGAAACCAAGGGCGCACGCCCGCGAGGCAATAGCGGGCGGATCGGAGGTCTTGAATGGTGACCCGCAGCGATGCTGGCGAAGTTTGATCCGGGTCTGTCACTTCTTGCCGCCTTTCTTCTTGATGGGGACGACGCGGAGGTCTCCGGCCCAAACGACGTTGGGGCCAGTGATCAGCATGGTGCCGATAGGAAATCGCAGACAGCACGAGCCCGAGCACGAGCCGCGCGATAAAGGTCCAGGCCATGTGGGGGTGCCGTTTCCTGTTGGGGGGCGCGGGGGCGCGTCAGACGATGGAACTGCCGCCAAAGGGATTGCGGCCCGGGATCTCGGGAAAGCCCCCGAAGTTCAGGATATTGACGAATTTTGCAGCACAGGTGGCGGCGCGCAGATCGCAACCGGGAGCGATGTCGGCGAGGACGGGCAGGGACGCGCCTGTGACGGGATCGATCTCGGGGGCGGCGAGGGCTGCGGCCAGATCTGGCATGGGGCGTGAGAGGGTCAGAGCCGCCCCTGCGTGCCCCGTGATAAACCCAAGCTGGGTGCCGAACCGCAACACCCCACCGCGAAACCAGCCATCGGGTTGGGCTGCGGCCTCTGGGATTGTTACCGCAGTACCGGAGGCAGCCGTCACTGTTCCGGTTTGCCAGTGCAGCGCAATATCGAGCCCGCAGCCGCGCCCATAAAGCGCGTGGCGGCAGAGGCGCTGATACTTTGCGCGCACGCCCGCGCGGCGCAGGGTGCTGAAGACGGACTCGCAGGTGAGCAAGATCCGCACGCCCTCGACTTCGGCGCCAACCACACGGCCTTTCCAATGCGCGACGGTCTCGCCCAAGACCTGTTCATGCCCGCGAAAGATGGTCAGTGTCATCGGCGTATTGCCAAGCGGGGCGAGAAACCGCCGCGCAAAGGGATGCGAGAGCGGCCAGGTTAGCACCAAGCGTCCACGCTCAATCTCGCTGGTTTGCGCCACATCGACGTGTGCCACAGCAGCGGATCTCCAGGTAATGGTGTCGCCGCCGCTGCCTGCGCTGAGCCAATCCTCGGGCCTGCTGGTGAAACGCCAGACCTCTGCGCCCTCAATGAACTGGTAAAGGTAATAGGGGCGGCCATCGGCGGGGGAGGCTTCGATGGTGTCGTAGGTCATGATGGGGGTGTTTCCACGCATAGGGTCAGGCGAACAGGTTGCACCCGCGACCGGGATGACGGTGCATTATAGGGCAGCACGGCGTGTGCAGGCGCGTGTCCCAGGTCGTTGCGGTGGAACAGGGGTTGTTCGGATGAAAGAGCGGGAGCGGGCCTTCACTGCGGTGGTGACCGAGGTCTACAATGCGGGACAAATTTGTTATATGGCCCACTTTCTCAAACTCGTATAAATACCGCAAATCCGGATCAGGCTGAACGCTGAACTACAGGAATGAGAAAATTTTGTCTTCTGCGGAATATACAACGACAGCTTACAGGGCTGAAATAGACGGACTAAGAGCCTTTGCTGTGCTTTCGGTTGTTTTATATCATGCATTTCCTGCGCTCTTAACGGGCGGCTTTATCGGCGTTGATGTCTTTTTTGTGATTAGCGGGTATCTTATTACTGGCCACATCTTCGCGAGCCTTGACCAAGGCAAGTTTTCTTTTCTCAACTTCTTTGGCAAACGCATCCGGCGGATCTTCCCAGCCCTCATTCTCGTGATGGTTAGCTCTCTCACTTTCGGCTGGTTCGCCCTGATGTCAGAAGAGTTCCAACAGCTTGGACAACATGTTGCCGGTGGCGCTGCGTTTATCGTCAATTTTATACTCGTGGGCGAAAGCGGATATTTCGACACCGCAGCAGATACCAAGCCCCTGCTTCATTTGTGGAGCCTGGCCATCGAAGAGCAGTTTTATATCTTCTGGCCAGTCGTTCTGTGGCTAGCGTGGTGGCAGCGATTTAATCTCATATGGGTCACATTGTTGGTTGCTGTGTTGTCGTTTTACTTCAATGTCTGGTTCGTGGCGTCGAAACCGACCGAGGTTTTTTTCTGGCCCTTCGGCCGCTTCTGGGAAATGTTGAGCGGTAGCGTTCTTGCTTGGCTAATGCTCTACAAGCGGGATGCGCTTGATCGTGCCAAGATGCGCGTCGATACATTTATTGGGCGGGCCGTGCCCTTGTGGATCGTGCCGGGAAAGTTGGCGCTCACTGAAAATGTTATGGCCCTTGGGGGACTTTGCCTCCTGATCTACGGTTTTACCGAGATCAGCTCAAACGTGCCGTTTCCGTCCATCTGGGCCCTTGTTCCGGTTTGTGGTGCCATTCTCATCATAGCAGCAGGAGCAACTGCGTGGTCCAATCGGATTTTTATGATGAACCCGGTTGCTGTATGGTTTGGACTCATCAGCTATCCACTTTATCTCTGGCACTGGCCCATTCTGTCGTTTCTCCAAATTGTCGAAAGCGGGGAGCTTCCGCATAGGAATGAACGCATTTTGGCGGTCATTTTGGCGGTCATTCTTGCTTGGTTCACAATCAGGTTTGTTGAAAGGCCTTTGAGATTTGGACACCGGAGCGTTCGCCTTAAGATAGTCGGTCTAACGGGCGCGATGTTTTGCGTAGGTATGGCTGGGCTCGTGATAAGCCGAACGGACTTCTCTGAGTCGCGCAGGCTCGAAGACCTGCTCATCAAACGCCCGGGAGCCGAACACATTTATGGTTCATCTTCCAAATGGTATCGGGGGAAGGATGGGTGGCTCTTTTTGGGGAATGCATATGATAACACAGTTGCAAAACTGAAGCTCGCCCACATCCCCCTTCCGGAGGACACTGCCCGGGAGGCAAGGCTCTTCGCGAACCTCGCTGAAGCCGCAGAAACGGTAAACACGTCGGTTGCTTTATTGATTGGCCCCAACAAATCGACGGCCTATCCGGAGTTTCTACCCAACAAGATCAAACCTTCTGACAGGCGCTATGTAACCTATTTTACAGAACAATTGAATGCTATTCCGAATATGATTGTGGTTGATCCGGTCGAAGACTTTCTGCGTGCTAAGGCAGGCTCTGGATTGTTGTATTATAGAACAGACACGCATTGGAATGATAAGGGAGCGTTTCGTGCCTTCTCAACTTTGGCAGAGCGCATGGGCTGGCCCGTCCCCGAAGTGTCATTTGAAGCTGGCGAGCTGCACCGGGGTGATTTGATCGCGATCTCCGAGCTTCACGACTTTCCGGTTGCCGTAGGCGATAATTGGGAAATCGGATGGGGTAGCAATCCAGACTTGGAAATCATGTCTCTTCCGAGCCTGCCGAAAACCTCCTTTGACCGTGCGAAGATTGTGATTAACAAAGCCCCACTGTCTGAGCAGACCGTATGGGTTATTGGTGATTCATTCACAAATGCTCTGGCGCACTACATCGACGCGACCTTTAAGGAGGTCCGTTATCTTGGACACTGGAAATCAAACCTTCGAACGCTTCCTGAAGAACTTATTAGTTCAGAGGAAAAACCCGATTTAATCATAGTGGTCCGCGTGGAACGGTCCTTTTGAGCCGAAGCAATGAATGACTCTTACGTTTCCTAGCTGGACTGCCAAGCCTTGCAAGCTGACTCGGTGAGTGATCGGTTCGATGTCTGTGTATGAACCACTAAAATACTTGTGAGCTTTCCGCGAGCAGTGCCCATTTCTATTATTGCTCTTTGGTAGATGCTGTAGTTGCGAAGCCCAAAAACAGTCATGCATCCGAAGGGGCCATGTGCGTTTTGATCCGCGTATATGGCCTTTGCGATAAGCGCCACGAAGGTCGGTTTCCAGACCTTTATGGTGTCCACATCGGGCTTGATCTGCCGTTAACCGCACCGTCCAGTAAGGCTAGATCTGGAACCGGCGGCGCTGTGTGCTGCCACGCCTACGCCCTTTTTTGATCGAGCACGTCTCGTATTGTTCCTCCTCCTTCCATGCCTTTACCGGACCTCACCCTGCAACCTCCACGACCGGCAATGTCACTTCGCTCGCCACTGCGCCATGCCGGATCTCCACCCTGTCAGCGTCAGAACGCACCATCGTCATGAAATGCACTTTTGTGCCTAAGGGAATCGGCTCACCGAGGCTGGAGGAGATCGTCAGACGGTGATCGATCCCATCCGGGATGGCGGCCGTGATCGTCCGAAACCGCAGCGCCCCGAGTATTTCCAGCAAGATCGGGCGTCCCACATAGCCCGCCAGTGACGCGACAGGTGCCACGCGCATCAGCGTCGATCCTGAGGTCATCGCGGCCCGCAGTTGCAGCTCGCGCCCCCAGGTTGGCAGCCAGAAGCTCGATTGGCGGCCGCGTAACGACCAGAGCCAGCGGCGCTGCGCCCAGCGTGCGGGCGCGCTTTGGGCCTTGAGCGTGATCGCCTCGCCGCGCTCAAACACATCGCGCAAGGGCTCGACCATAACGGGGCCGAAACCATTGTCGACATATTCCACTGCGTTGCGGAAGCTGGCGTTGACCGGGCTGCGCACAAGGCTCGGGTTGGTCTGTACCGGACGGCCGAGATAGCTGGGTAGAACGGGCACCGAGAGGTCAGCGGCATCGCGCAGCAGGAAGGTCGCTGTGACCATGCCATCACTCTGACGACGCCGCGTGAACTCGATGGCCGAGGCGAGGACGCCCTGCCGAACGGGGGCGACGGCGATGCGAGCGGCGTTGACCGACAGCGCGGGCAGTTGCATGCCCAGTGGCTCTGCCAGGAGAATACGATCCGCGGCCACGGTGACAATCTCGACCAAAACGGCTTCGCGTCCATCGATGGCAAGGACTGCAAACTCTGCCGCCCGGAAATCCGACAGCGTGGTGTCCAGCAGGATCTCGGTTGCCCCCTGTGCGAGATCAGCGGTCGGCTGCAGGGCTAGGTGCCAAAGCGGTACCTGCCAGCCGCCTGCGAACCCCGCGCGTGACAATTCTGCAGCGCGCGCCATGCCACGGGCATCACAGCGATGCTGGAGTGTGATGATTTCGCGCGGCCGGGGCCGCAGCGCGATGCGCTGTTCTCCGGCCTGCGCTGACAGGATATCCGTGCGCCATTCCAAAACTTCGGTGATCTGCTGTACCGCCGGGAGGGGCCATAAGGGCAGTTGCTCAGGCATTGATGGCCCCGCGATTGCGGCGGATGACGTTCAGGATGTCCCGTTCCCCCGAGGGCGTGGCGAGATAATCGCCAACGACGCTGGGATCGAGCACGTTGATGATGCGCGTGGACATCTGGGCCGCGGGGGCCGCGCCATCGCCGTTCATCTCGACGCCGAGCCGTCCGCCACGTCCGCGCTTCAACGGCATGATGGCCTCTGGTCCCGCCTCGCCCATCAGCCCGATGCCCGAGGCAAAGGGAAAGACGGTCGGGCGATTGACGACCCCACCGCGTGCAAAGGCGGTCATCTCTGAACCACCCGCAAACACCCCACCCTTCGCAAATCCAAAGAGGCTTGCAAGAAAGCCACCGCCGCCGCTACCACCCCCGCCAGAAAGCGCATTGATCAGGGCATTCTCAATCGGCTTGAAGGCAAGATCGATCAGCCGGGATGCGAGGTTTTGGGCGATGCGCGAGATTGCCCCGGCAAAGGTCTCTCAAGTGAACTCGCCGGATTTGAGGGCGTCCTTGATGGGGCCGGTGATATCTTGTACCAGACCTTGCGCGATCTCGCGGGATCGCTCGGCAGCGGCAAGCACGGCTTTGGACGTGGCTTCCCAGGCATCTTTTGCGGTCTTGGCCGCATCGCTGAGCGCTGTCCCCGCCGCACGCCCCGCACCCGCGGCGCGGTCCGCCGCAGTGCCAGCACCATCGAGCGCGTCTGAGAGCCCGGCAGCCGCGCCCTGCGCTCCGCCGAGACCATTGGCCGTCTCAGCCGTTCCCGCAGCAACCGCCGCGCGCAGGGCGGCCACAGACTGCAGGGGTGCTGTCGCCGCCGTCGCAACCTCGCCCATCATCTCCTTGAGGCGCGCCGCCTCGCTCCGGGCCGTCTCGGCAGCGGTAGTGAGCCCCAGATCAGGTGGCGTGATCGGATCACTTGAAAACGCTGCCTGAAACGCCGCGCGCGCCTCGGCACCGGCATTCGCCGCCGCTCCGGCAAAGGGGTTCTCAACCCCGCCAAGTTCGATCGTGCCGATCAGGGGCACACGCTTCTCGATGCCTAGGACATCAAGACCGGCGTTGATCCCCTCTAAAAACCCGTCGATCCGGCCCGCTACGCCGTTCAGCATGGCTTCGACACCACCGATCATTGCGTTAGCAGCGCCATAGGCAAAGTCCCCGATGGTGGCGGGCAGGGCGCCTCAGAGCACTTTGATCGCATCAAAGGCCCCTTGGAATGTGTTCAGCGTGGCATTGCCAAAACCTACCACGGCTTCAAGCCCGGTTTGCAACGCGGCAGCAATGCTCGCGCTGATCTCCGTCCAGCCCGCAACAATGGCGAGGTCCAAGGCCACCATGCCAAGATGCATGCGGTCCCAGACCTCGCGGGCAAGATCCCCCAAGAGCCCCAGTGCCGCCCCAAAACCGCCCGCGCCTTGCACCAGCCGCCCGAACTGAAAACACCAACTCGCCCGTACCGACGATCAGCGCGCCGATCCCGGTTCGGATCAGTGCGCCTCGTAGGATCACAAGCGCCGTCGCGAGGCCCCGGACGGACAGGACGGCAGCGGCAAGCCCTGCAACCCAGCGCCCCGCCATGAGACCGGCGAAGGTGGCCGCGTAAGCAGCTATGCGCCCCATATTGGAACCCAATGCTTCAAGAGCAGTCCTGAGCGCGCCGCCTTCGCCTGCCAGGGCCACGAAAACCTCGGCCAGCCATGTGACCGCCGGGGCCACGGCCACAGCGATCTGGTTGCGCAGCCCATCGAACACCAGAGAGAGGCTGCCGAGCGCAATCTGCGTCTGGCGCAGAGAGGCCAGAGCCTCACCGTCAAAACTGCGCCGACCGCGCGGGCCTGATCGCCAAATCGCGTCATCTCGGCCCCGCCATCTCGCAAGAGAGGCAGGAGGCGGGTGGCATCTGAGGCCATGGCCTCAAGATAATAGGTCATCTCCTGCTGGCTCAGACCGGCACGGTCGAGAGAGGTCACATAAAGCTGCAGGGCTTCGGGCCCCGAAAGCCGGGCAAACTGATCGGCCGTGACGCCCACGCGGGGGGCCACCTGTTCGAAAAAAATCCTTCATCGGCCCGCCGCCGGTCTGCAAAAAATCCCCAACCCGGTCGTTCACGTCCTTCAAGATATCTGCGAGCTTTTCTTGCTCGACCCCGACGGTGCGCGCGCCTGCCGCCCAGCGCTGGAAGCTCTCGGGTGTGGCATTGGCCACTTGCGCGAACAACCGGATCTGATCTGCGCTCTCAGCGGCGTTGCGCACGATGATCCCGAGCCCCGCAGTTGCGGCGGACGCTGCCGCCGCCATCGCGATGCCAGCCCGCCGCGCAAAAGCGGCAAGCCGGGTGTTTGCCGCATCCATCTCGCGCGACAGACGCCCAAAACCCCGGGCGCCTGCGTCGCCAATGCCCTCCAGCTCTGCGCGCACCTGGCGGCCGCCGACCGCTGCGAGGCGGACAGAGACGCGTTTTTCTGCCATGGGGGAATGTCCTTTTAAAGCGTGTCGCGTTCAATTGAATTCACCGGACCGGGCGAACGCGTTATGCTTCGCAAACGCTGCCTCACCCGGTCCGGTGAATGCGTGAACCCGGCTAAACGCGATGCGCTCTAGTCGCCAGACAGATCAGTCTGGCTGTTTTGTTTCGTCATGCCGCGCACCATTGCGGCCTCAATCCCGGGCAGAAGCTCAACAACGGCCCGCGGAGAAATGCCCAGCGCCGTTGCCATGGCCAAGGCTGCGGTCATGTCCCAGCCTAGGATGGCGCCCGGTATTGCGCGGATCTGACCACCAAGGCGTTGTGCGAGGTCCCAGACCTGCCAGCCTTCGTGGGTTTGGGGCGCGTTCAGGATTTGTGGGCAGTCTTCGCAGTGCCCTTCGCAGGCTGCGCAGTAGCGCTCGCCCCCACCGAAGACCCAATCGGCAAGGACGGTGAGCCGTTTTTTTCGGCCTCGAGCTCCAGACCCTTGGCGACATAGGCTGTCTGGAACCTCTCGAAGATTGGCCAGAGGTCCAGAAGGGCGTCGATGGCCTCGGGGCTTGTGGCGATAGGAACACCGTTCTCGTCCCCCACACCCTCCCATTCGATAATGGCATGGGTGGCAATGGACTTGGCAAAGACCACGGCGATACTGTCGTCAGGTGTGCCGGGGGCAATAGTGCGCACCCGTGGATCGGTGCGGGCGGCAACCATGATAGCCGTCGTGAGGGGGTCGACCTTGATGCGCACGCCAAGGGCCAGACCAAGCCACTCAGCTTCGCGGGTGAGGTTCAGGCGCAGCATGGATTAATACTCCTCAATGTCGTTGATAAGGGTGGCAGTGCACATCCGGCCCAATGTGGTGTCGCGGGCTGCTTGCCAATCAAAACTGGCCTGTACGCCCTGCGGACCGGAAATCTCGATCCGGGGGCGCGGCAGATAGACGGCATGGGCGGTGAAGGTGAAACTTTCGCCGGAGGGCAGGACGTAGGCAAACTAAAGCGCACAGGGATCGCCCGCGATAGCCTGGTTGACCAGGACCTGATCGGCAAAGCGCACCTCAATCTTGCCGGTCAGGGCTGCGATGGACGGGTCGGCCCCGTCGATACGGCCGTCCGAGCGGATGGTCTCAATCCGGTCGAGGCTGTTGGCATAGGTGATCTCGGCCGAGACGATATTGCCCAAGCTCGCGCCATTGCGCGTGATCGCTCCGTTGAAATGCCCGAACCGTTTGAGGGCAAGTTCGGCCAGCGCGCCCGCAGCAGACGTGCTGGCAACGGCTTCGCCCTGTGCGACGAGGCTTGCCGTCGCGGTCAGCAGCCCAGATCGCTGCATCTGCCAATTGAGTGTGTCGAGCACGCAACCCGAATACATGGCAAAACGGGCCACCTCTGGCATGCCGGTCTCGATCGACAGGCTGGGCAGCGTCCAGCCCCCGGAGCGGAACGCGTGGGTCCAAGGGCCGGTGCCGGTGGTCACAGGTTGCCCGAAGGCCGCCTTCAGCCAGAAGCCAAATGTGGCCGCATCAATCGGCAGGACGACATTGCCGTCTGCCGTCACCGCGTCCTTGATCGGCGCCAGAGGGTCGCGGCCATAGCCCAGCAGTTCGCTGTTCAAGAGCGGCTGTTCAGACCCCAGCGTGGTGCTGGCGAAGGGCATCTTGGTGAAACCGCCAGCAGGCGGAGTGCCGTAAACTGTCTCGAACGCAAGCGCCATCTGCGCCCGCGCGCCTTGCGCACGTGCCATGAAAAGTGTTCCTTTTTTTTGAGTTACCTGTATTCGGGCATTGTACAATTTTGTAATTGCCCGGAATTTACTGGCAGTGTGATCCGAAGGGAGTTGAAAGAAGCGTTATGTTTGAAACTGGGTTCGGCATTTTGTTTGCGCTGGGGGCGTTTTTTTTCGCACTCTGGATTTTTATCCTGCTGCCTGCAGGAATGGCGTCGAAGCGGGGCCGCACTGCCTTTGGATGGGTGCTTTTAAGTTTACTTTTTTCTCCAATCCTGGCCTGCCTGCTGCTCCTTCTGCTTGGAAATAACCCGAACGGCAGGCGTGATTATTAGATGAGGTCTGGCACTTTCTGTTCAGGCCTTTCGCTTTGGGTCAGAGAAGCGGACCACTTGTAGAATAATGCAACACCACGATGATCACCGCCGCCTTTAGGGCTGCAGCGCCCTCAATTGGTAGATCTACCGAGGCCGGGGCTTCGGGTTCGACCCAGTCGCACGGTAATCCCCCCCTTTTTAACGAGGTGCATCCGTAGAACTTACGCGGCCATTTTCAGTTTCTGGGCGGGAGTGATGCCGCCGATGCCCCGCTGTCCGGCAACGGTTTGCAAGCAAACCGTGAGAGGAATGTTCGGGCGGTCGTTGTTGTATGTCCATAGCCATTGCGTGGCGTGATCTTGTGCCTCCTCTATGCTTTCGATGATGTATTGGTCCAGCCATTCATGCCGGACCGTCCGGTTGTAGCGCTCAATGTAAGCATTCTGTTGAGGTTTGCCGGGTTGGATGTGTAGGATGGTAACCCCTTGTTCCTCGGCCCATTTCATTAGCTTTCCACTGATGTATTCCGGGCCGTTGCCGACTCTTATGGTGCCGGGCTTGCCACGCCATTCGATGATGCGGTTGAGGCTTCTGATCACGCGTTCCGCTGGCAAAGAAAAGTCGACCTCGATGCCCAATCCTTCGCGATTGAAATCATCCAACACGTTCAAGAGC